AGGCCTTTTTCGTCCATGCTCTACTTTCTTGTGTCTGAAAACCTGCTAATTTGTCTAAGTCTAACTTCTGCTAATTCTCTTGTTGGATAGCACCCCATATTTTTACCACTTTCCTCAGCGATCACGCAGTACTCTCCGTCAATTTCTTTAATAACTTTATACTCTTTAAAATTATCCTCATCGTCCTCTGTTTCAACTTGATCTGCGTCTGTTTCATCATATAGCTCAACAGTTTCAACTTTTGGTTGTTCTATATTTATATCTTTTTCAGGAATAATCATTTTATTAGCATTTACTAAATATACTTGTTGTTGTTCATTTGTTGGTAGTCCTACTGCCTCACGAGCCTCTGCGATTGTTATCCAACCACCCTGCACACCTACATTCATGCGATTATATAATTCATCTACATCAGTTTGTAACGCTCTAACTTCTGAAAAATCATATTCAGCATAGGTTGTTTTTTCTGTTTCATAATCCCGCAATAATATTTGTTGTGTTATTTCTTCACTAACTTGTTTCCATAATGGGATTAATTTATTTTCAGTAAAAAATTCTCTTAATTCTTTTGCGTTTGAATAAGTTGCTCGTTCAAGTCCTGCACCTAATCCTGCAAGAATAGCAGGAACTCCTAAAACTGCAGATATTCTTTCTTCAGGTACTCTACGCAAAGTTCCAATATCTAATTCAGTTGGACTGAAAGCCATTTTCTTTACTTCCATTGATCCACTTAAAATTAAAGGCATGCCTTTATTTTTACCTGATACTTTAGATTGGTAAGTTTTAGCAATTTGTTCAGCCTCTTCAGGTGTAGGCCCAAAATCATCTTTTGGTGTGATCATAACTGAAGGCACGCCACTATTTGCTAATAAGGCAGTTGCCATTTGTCCTGCACTTTCATCTCCATATATTTCCCTTAATACACTTCTTAAAGGTGCAAATCCTTTCTTATGATCGCTTGGATCTAATCCAAGTCTGATATGTACCATATCTTCAGGTTGTATCATTACTTTTTGAGATTTAGTTTGATATTCATAGTGCGTAATTAATTCCTCGTTGTTTCCTTTTGGTGTTACTTGTTCAGGCATTAAAGGGTAAAGTGCTACAAGTTGTCCTGCATTATTTTTTTGTTTGATTAAATATGCGTCTCCTGATACATGCATTGCGTTAATAATATACTGTTGTAATATATCTCCTGACATATAAGGATTTGGCCTTCTTAATAATAAAGTTAAAGGGTGTCTTTCTTGTTTTACTTCTAAATCGTCTTGATATTCATAAACGCATAAATGAGCCTCAGAAAAAGAAACACCTAATACTTGTAAACAAGCAACAACTGCTGAGTTACTTGCCCCATTACCCATTGTTGAGACATCCCAAGCACCTGCACCTGTATTCCAACCCTGTATAAAATTCAAATTATTGTATAAAGTATCTTGATCCCTAAAGAAGTTATATCTTTTTATTTCATTATCGTATGTTGTATTTTCTCTATTAAAAATTATATCTGTTAATTTTCGTCTTTCAGCCATAATATCCTTTCGGCTAAGAGTGAGCTACCGAACACACCCAAAAAGGAATAGCCCACTCAAAGCCAACCTGCACTTGTGTTCAATATGCTCTAAACTCATTTCTTCTTGCTAATTGTAATATACAATAAGCTAAACTATCAACTTGATCGTCATGTTCGCCTGCAGGGAATTGTAGCATTTCTCGTTCTAAGTCTAAATACCAATTACTCTGCCTATCAAAATAGACTGATCCTTGCTCCATTTTAGCAGATAATGGTAAGGCTCGTGAGTATTTATCTTTATCTGCCTTTAATTCTCTTATTGGTAGATTTGTTTGTGATCTAACCATTTGAATAAAAGCTAATTGATAACCTGCTCTTTCAATACCAATTATTTCAGGTGTCCATTTTTCATAATGTTGTATTAAAGTTTTTAAAACTTGTGGTGCCTCTAATCTTGCTCTGACAACATCTAATACAAATACTTTTTGATCTTTGCTAACACCGATTGTAGATATAACTGTATAGTCAGCACTTTCTTTTGTACTCGTTGCCAAATCCACGCTTGTGATAATGCGTAAGTCTGAAGTCGGTATTTCTGTTTTATCATATCTAATAACTTTTTCAGTTTGCTCATATCCAATTTGATCATAAACCTTTCTTGTATCATAACTATAGTATTTAAACCAAGAAGGATCAAATAAACCACCTGCTTGTTCAATAAATTGAGCCTCATATTCCTGTGCGTATAAAAAACTTCCTATTTCTTTTTTTGCTACTTCTAATTCATCTAAAGGCACGAAGGGATTAGTTGTTGTAGGTAATTGCCACCTTTCCCAATCATCTAAACCTTTAGCATTTTCAAATAATCGCTCAAACCAATTATAACCTTTTGGCGTTGATATAAATAAAGCACCACCTCTGCGTTCTGTTAAGGTAGGCCTTACAACTTCTGCCCAAACATTTTCTTTCATAAACGCACACTCATCAAGAACTACGAAATCAAGACCTGCACCTCTTAATCTATCAGGATTATCTGCTGATTTGATCGATACCATACCACCTGTTGGTGTAATAATAGTTTTTTCTCCTTCTTTTACAACAGTTCCAAATTCAATTCCTACATTTCTTAAATCTTTCCAACCTTCTAAAGCCATTGAATATGTTGGTGCGATCCACCAAGACCTTTTACCACGCCACGCTTGTTCTAAACATAACCAAACACCTAATTTAGTTTTTCCCCAACGCCTTCCTGCTGACAACACTTTAAATCGTGCATTACTCATAGCAACTTCTATTTGGCCTTCATGTAATTCAGGTAATTTGACTTGATATTGCCTGATATTAGTATTCGCTAATTCAGTTTCCATTTAATATTTCTTTCCATTGATTACCTAAAACATGCTCTAATTCTGCATGTAATAAACTACCTTCTTTTACATTATCCCAAATATTTATATATTGACTTGCACCTTTAAAAGAACTTTCAAAATAATGTCCTACGATATAAGACTTTTCTAATATTTCTTTTATTGTAGGCATTAAATAACCAAATAACTTTGTTGATCCGTCAAATTTAGTCGGACTATCTAAGGAATAACAATTATTCTTGTTTTTCCATACAGGCACAACACCATTATAAATTGGCTGAAATACCTTAACATCGGGGTTTGTATTAGCAATTTCTTTAATCGTCCACATAATATAATTCCAACCTTTTGTGTTGTTTGTTGGTGGCTCTTTTAATTGATATTTTATAGTTTCGATCAATTCCCATACTTGCCTTTCCATTGATAAACCAACTTTACATGGGAACATACTTAAGGCTTTTCCGTCCCATGAATTATCGTGTATTTTAAATGGTGGGTGGTTACTTTTCCATTGAATAGCCATAGCACCTTCACTTTTTGCAGGCCCTGTTGAGCAAAAGGCATTTATATCAGGTAAAGGCCTTAAAGAAACCATATCCATATCCATTACGACACCATTTAATAAAATAGCAATTCTTAAACGCACAATATCTCCTATATGAGCAATATGGTGTCCAAGTTTTAATGCGTTAAAGGCTTCTTGTTCATTGAATACTTTACCTGCATACTCTACATTTATCCCTTCAGGCACATTTTTAATTTTTTTGATATGAATATAAAAAGACATTTTTGTTGTATTTTAACTGCGATAATAAAGTGAATTTATGGAAGTCATTTAATTCAATTTCTTTATTTAACCAATCTTGTAAATCAGTTTCTTTATTATATTTAGACCAAAAACATACTATATTATTCATTTTTCCTTTTTTTAGTCGCTATTTTTAAGTTTTTTATTCTTCCTCTTGATTAATTATCTCATTATTTCTATTAATTAACTTTCCGTCAGACCAATTTAATTCAACTTCTACAGGTGCATTAGGATCTCCTGCTAGTTCTAATCTATCTCTCCTACCAAATTTATCAGGATATTTTCTTTCTAAATACCATGCGTCAGCTTGCCATGACCCTTCTTTACCTGCATTTTCTATACGAGCTAATCTACGCATAATAGCCTCACTTTCGGCCTCATTTATGCGTATCCAAAAAGACTTATATGGCTCTATTCCTTCTGTAGC